CTCTCTGCTCATAATTTAAGATAACTTCTTCAATTTGTTCTGCGATAATGCTAGCAGTACCGTAGTCACAGAAGTCAAATAGTGTATTTCTGACATCAGAACCCAAATCTGGATTAAAAAACCTCTCTGTAGGGATAGTTTCCACTAAATTTCGCACTGAACGTGCGATTGCACGCTCATTTACAAGTACAGGGAGGTCTTTTGTAATTGGATGGGGCACAAAAGACAAAGAAATGTCTTTAAATGCCCTAGATTTGCGGGTTGAAGCCATGAAAAGGCATGATTTTAGACCATAAACCTATTTATTAGGTTTTCCATAACTTGGCTCAGTGCCATATTCCCAATCATCATAGTCTTCGTCATTACGAATCTCTTCATGAAGCACTGTTTGACGTTTTAGATCGTGAACATGGTCTCCAACAACTTCTCTGAGAAGGTTATCGTCTTGTTTTTTCATAGGTTTTGTCCAGTAGTCGGTAATCAATCCTCTTGTACCCCACATTGACTCCATATAATCAGAATCTCTGTCTGGATAAGGTTGATTTGCCATCTGTTTTCTCCTTTAAGGGGTTTGAACAGAACTTTTTAAGGGGTTGCTATCCCTTATCAACATAAAAACCTTGTCTTAAGTAGTCTGGATCATCAATATATTCGTAATTTTCTAAATTTTGGATTTTTTCACCTTTCCAAAGAGGTATTGCCACTGAATTATTGTATCTAAAATCAGGATTTTGTCGAAAATGTACTTCGATCAACTTATCTCCAATGAATTCGCAGTTGATCCACTCATAATTTCCGACCAAATCTTCTAAAATGGATGGAAATTCTATTTCCTTGTCAATCTTTGACCACTTCATCCACTTATATAGAGGATTATTTGGGTTCCTTTCACCCAAGACCACTAATTCTGACTTTTTATTACGAAAATCAACACTAATGTGCTCTCCTCTAAAGACCTGACACCAAAATTCTGATGGGTGTAGGTCATCAGTCTCTTTATTAATCTTAATAATACGTGCATCACGACCCATACCGAGTAAATTCAGTGATGGACGGACAATATAAAAGTCGGGTCTAGGGACGGTGGTGCCAGCAGGACCACACTTATACCCTAAAACCCGACTTAAGAATAGTTTATTGTATACCCAGAGGTCTTTAAGATTGATTTGATTCCATTCGTCGTTGACCTCTGTAATGTACATTATCCTTTACCTTGACCCCGATACTTCTTACGTGCCGAGTTACGAGACGTTGCGGCGTATTTAGTATTCTTAGATTTACCCTGACGGGTACACTTGGGTTTACCAGGCTCAAACTTAATACCAGAAATGCCGATTTTGCTACGTACTGCCATTGTCCTCAATAGTTTCAAAAGTGATTTCAGAGGGATCTGGCAACCCAGACTCATAGTATGAGTGTGCCAGACTCTCCATTTCGTCGAAAAATTGCTCCTCAGATAAATTGCTGAGGAGCACAGAACCCCGACAGATGATATTATACAACGTCTGAGGTGCTTTTGTCATCAGATGACCCGCATCTTTTCATGTCCGACACGAATGCGAGGATCGCACCAGATCTCATACCCAGCATCGATGGCATCCAGACAGAATGATACGTCCTCACCACACATGTCCTGTACTTCACCACTATTGAAGCGTTGCATCTTAGGAGCAAACCAGGGATATTCGATCTTAGGATCTTCAAACACACCGTGCTTAATCAGAACCCAACCGAAACCAGTGTAATCAACGGTGAAAGGTTTACGACGTTTGGACATCGTTTCACCAGTCTCATGGTTCATGACACCACCATTGTTCTTGAAGTCATCTTCTTCAAGCCAGTGAGCAACGGAAGAAGTGCTACCATCTTCGGTCAGATACCAACCACAGGCAATCTCCTTCTCCATCAGAACGAGTTGATAGAACTTCTCGGTATTGAAGACAATATCCGAGTCAATCCAAAGTTGATAATCATAATGCAGTTTCCCATCCCAGGGAATCTGATTGGGTCCACGAAGAACATTTGCTCCAAGTACCTTACAACGAGCAAAGTTCACCATGGAACTATAGTCTTGTGAAATTTGAATCTGAGCACCTGCTCCGACCAAATCAAAACACATCTGAGTGAATGATTTGAGGAACTGGAAAGAACAACCACGACCAGGCATACAGAAGACAATAGACTTGCCTCGAATCATCTCCTTTGCCTTTTCGTAATCCCACTCACCTTCTTGAGTAGCAGGACGTTCAGGTGCTTTTGCTTTTACGGTGAATCCTTTAGCCATAACCTAGAAAATCTACATCAGTATTCTAACAGATTATATATCTCCCGTCAAATCATTGATATCTGATACAGGGTAACAAAGCAACGTTCCTAGGACGAGTTTCACTACCAAAGTTACCAGTACTACCAGAAGTCGTGGTTTGTTGGTTGAATGATGTATTATCTTCTCTACTACCACTCTGGTTCTGTTCTGGTCCACTACCAGGATAAATCGCACCACGTCCGTGAGAGTGTAATTCTAACTGGTGATCCTGGAATGTACCAAATGTTCTACCACTATCGGTTCCTTTACCACCGTCCCATCCACGAATAAACTCACCTCTTAAATCTGGTAAGTTAAAACTACCACCACTTCCACCAAACGTATACTGAGTCACATTAAACAACTGTGCATATTCTCCAGTGTCTAATGCAGTACCGTCACAGACCAAATAGTTTGCTGGTGGTGTACTCGCAGCAAAATAATGAACAGATCCAATAGGTACACCACTATCAGATGATCCACCACTGGCAGCTGCTCCACCAGCTTGGAGTGTTCCATATATCGTACCTGTTACCCATAGATCACCCTCGACTACCTTTGGGGGTGCTCCTTGAAAACTTTGTAATTCAGGCATCGGTCGGTTTCCTCAGAATAAGACAATTGTCCTCTTCATCAATAATCCATTCTAAAGTATCTCCTTCTTCCCATCCAAGATCTAACATCATCCATTCGGGAATAATAACCATAGGATCACCTGTAGTAGGATCGACTTCTACAGGCACGATTTCATGTCCGAAATTTTTCTCCATCAACATAGAACCTCACACCGTTTTTATATATGGGAAAAAATTTTTTGATTAAAGAGATATCGAAAGGTCGATTTGGGTCGTTTATAGCTTAGGAAGGACCCAAACATTATAAAACCCCCCATCGCAGGCACGAGGGCACAACGCAAGGGGGGCACATACTGCCAGATCGACACACAAACTGCCGAAGGATTCACTCACTCATTATAACACAGTGCCACACGAGTTGTCAACACTAACCATGTATTTTTAAGAATACTTTCAGATCACAACATACTGCCGAACACTGATACTAACTGTCATACACAGTGCCTATCAGCCATGGCAGCATATTGATCTGCCTGACTATACTCTTCGTCACCCCAGTCGTCATCACTTACCTCACCCAAATCATAAGACTCGACTACACACTCATAATCATCGAAAGTGTACTCGTCCCCCATAAGTGTTCCCTCTGTGTGACACTAAGGTATTATACCATATTTAGAAGAACACTGCCATATTATGGGGGTTTTCTGATATTTTGGACCGTGGGGGTTGACATAACTCTCGTTCCATAGTATGCTCACTAAACTCACAAGAACACCGCACATTCAACTATGTTTTTTTAACCCTTTTTTAACTGTGGAAAATATAAGCAAACCTGTTATTTATTTGCTATTCTGAAGGGCACAATATACATCAGAACCCTTACAGTAACTGGGTGCGGACTTTCTTATACTTTTCCACATACATTGTGGAAAAACTGTTGAAAACTCTCTGTGAAAAGTGTTGAAAAACTGACCAAAATCAATCAGAAATCTCTACTATTTCATGCCATTGTTCAGGATAAATCACGACCCTACATTGGCATGACTTGTGTATATTCTCGTTCTGGACGGTTTCTGATACACAGAGAGAAATGTAGGCAGGATCGACAAAACAAATCGTGCCCTTTCTTCCTCTGTATTCTACTACTTCACCTTCATAAAAGTTGGGTTCACTCGGCATACAGAATTGCTTCCAATGTGTTTGAGTATTGTATAACTGGTTTTTGCATTGCACTGTACTCGGTCATACTATCATAGTCAGACTTGAGCACCTTTTCTCCTACTTTCTTTGCGTTAATCGGACGATGGATTGTTGATGTTTTCTTGTCAATAAAACCCCAGACCGTTGATACTAACTCTTCGGGTTTATAGACGTAACGCACCTCGTGAATGAGCATCACACGATAATACTTGGCATTGAAATCTTCAATGTCATAGTGATAGTTTGGAGGAGGAGAAAATGGGATGAGATTGTGAGACTTTTCAGTTACCACTTTGAGAGAACATAATACTTTGGAGATGGAATGTCTTCGTCCCAGATTATATCATCGGGATCGAGTTTGTTCCACAAATGGGCAGGAACTTCGTCCATTAAAGTATCAACGTAATCTTTTTCGTTGATGAGTTCTTTCAACATTGATTAGACCTCCGAAAGTGATACGATCTCAGCAGACAGGACATTATAGTCCTCTTGCATTATAGCACAAATCTGCTCTACTTCCTTCCTACCAGATCCATACACTTTCATTAAGAAAGTATTGGTCCAGGCAGACACCAACTGTACTGAATCATATTTATCAAGAAAGTCAGCAAGTTCAG